CTACTTTTACTCCGTCATCCGTAAAGGTGGCAGTTAAGCCAGAGCCGTCAATTATTTGTAATTCACCCATTTATTCACCTCCTTTGAAATACCATTTTCCATTAGCGGTAAGTGTTGCCCAATTAGGCGGACATTCTTTTGCTTTACAAACATAACCATAGTAAGGCTTACCTCCTTTAGATATTCCCTCTTTTAAGATATGACCATGCTGGCATGCAGGTGGCTCATTAGGTATTGATGCACCAATCTCGGCAACAACATCACCAACAGACCAAGCAACAGGTTCAGGCTCTTTCTTATCAGCTGCAAAACTATCTCTCAGAATAGTTTCAATTTGTGCTGACTTAGAGCCAGGTTTGCCATACATATTTTGCCGGCTTTCTAGCTTCTCCTTAAATGATGGATTGCTTTCGACCTTTTGCATGTCATCTCTGGTGGCAGTTTTGTCAGATCCTTTAAGTAGAATGATTGCTCTACCTAATGCGCTTGTCGCAGTATCCTCAACATAAAACTTTTTCATGTTAGGAATGTAAGTTTCCCTAGATCCGAACGCCACATTAGAAACTGCCGGAGCAGCATCCTTACTATCTCGCCAAATTGTTGCTTGGATCAATATATAACCCTTTTCCGGATCATGGCTTATGACTGATAGATCTGATCGCCCCATTGGATAATTGCTAATAAACCATTTGTTAAGGGTTGCCACATCCTCATAATCATCTAACTTAAATGCCATTACAGATCATCTCCCTTTTTGAAGTCGCTGTCGATTTCGGCATCATAAACTGTTTTGTAGATACCGATGTATGCTGCAATGTCCACAAGACTGTCGTGATGCCCTGGGCTTTCCTGCAAACGGCTAATCTTTTGCAAGATGTTAAAGATACAGATGTCATGAGGCATGACTGGGTATTCCAAATACGAACTGACCAGCTTTGAGATTCGCTCCATGTTGTAGTAAGGATGCCCATAAACGACACCTCTTGACTGGATAGTTGTGATAGCTTCATCAAAGAGTTGCTCAGTTTTTGTCATAATCAAAGACTTCATCTGACTGTTGCTTAATAGCGATCATTCTGCGGTGCATGTTCCAGCCATCCGCCCGACCTTTCCAGTAGCCATTCTGGAATGCGGTATCTCTAATCTCTAAAACAAGCCACCAACAAATTGCAGCAGCTGTCATTCCTAATAGCCAGAGATAGCCAAAATCTCTTAGTTCCCCATATAGATCCATGTTGCTCCCTTTACCCACAGCGTTCGTGTGGATACAGAAAGTATGACCTAAATCAAGGACGCTTGGTTATTTTCTTTCGGAGTGTTGTATAACGATTAGATAACGCTAATATCCTCAAAATCATCGATATGGTCATCAATCGTCCGTTCGTGATAATCGGTTTCAAGACCCATAAGACTTTCCAAGAGCTGTGAAACTGCCGTCTTTGTTAATAGGGATCATCTGCACGCTCATATTTTTGCCATCCCATTCCATCAGCACGATGCCCATTTGCCAGTTAGCAAGCCCTTTTGTGTAACTCGCCTTTGCTCGATTCATAAGGTTGCCGGTTTCTATGCCATAAAGGGGTCTGTAAGCCCCGTAGAGCCCCTCTGAGTAGGCAGACATACCTAGCCTATGGGTATGACCACAAACCACGCTCTTTCCTGCCTTTTTGGCAAGATTCAGGGCAGTCTGTCCAGCGTTGGGATTCATGTTGCCTTCATCGCCATGAGCCAAGATCCAGCCCTTTTCAAATTCGTAGAATTGTTTATGAAAGGTTATGCCCATAGATTCAAAATCCATGAACTTGGCATATTGCAATTCTGGAAGGCTAATGAGCCCAGGGACTTTTAATAAAGTGTTATATAAGCGATCAGTATGATTGCTCCGGATAATATGAGCTTCTCGGCTGTGCTCTGTGAGAGCCCAAAGGATCTCTTGAGTAGCTGAACGATCATCGTCCAAAGTCTGTTGATAAGCCAAAGGTGTTTTCTCAGCCCAACGGCTAATGGTTTGAAAGTCGATCTCATCGCCAACGCATAAAACGCTGTCAAATCTTTCACGCTTTGCCAACTTGATGACATTCTTAACGGCTGTTTCATGATGGTAGGGAATTTGCAAATCACTTATTACTAAGTATCGCTTAATCGTCATCCTCATCGTCAGTTGGATCTATGGAAGGAATAATCCCGCCATCGCCTACGACCCAATTTGGAAATGTTTTTACTTCAGTCATGAGCCAGAAAGCGTGTTCAGGCGTAAATCCTGCTTTTCTAGCTGCTTTGTAACATTCATGCAAAGCCAAGTAATGCTGGTCTATTTTGCTTAATGGCTCAGGAGTTTGGCGAACGACTCGACGATTGATCTTTTTGCGTTTGATAGGTTTTCGTGTGTTCGCCATAATTAAAATTATGACTTACTAATCAAGACAAACAGATCATCGACACGCTTTTCTAGCCTTGTAATTTGATCCTTGATCGAACTTCCAGAATTGGGTTTCAATTCTTGTAAATAGGATTTAATAACCCAGCGCAGACCCAGTAACAAACTTGTGGATACGGCGGATACGCCAACGGCTATACCAACCCATTCGTTGGCTGTCATTTCGCATTAAGTCCATAATCAGCTTCTTTGCCGGACTTTGGATCAAGTGCCTTGGCAAGAGGTGCAACCAATGCTCCAGCAAGGATTGCAAATTCTGGTCGAATGTCAGCAACAATTGCCAATACGACAGTTATACCCGAAGCAGCCACAGCTCTTAAATATGACTTGATTGCTGCCTTATGCTTGTTTGATAGTTTCATGCCTTGCCTCCTAGTAGTGGTATATGGAAAAACTCAGAATTCTTATCTTGATCTTTCTTGAAACTTACATGGACATGATGTAAGTGAGGATTGCCCTTATATTTACGCCAACGCCATCCAAGTAAAGGTGATGCAATTTGTGATTGATGAATTACATAACTGATGCGACCCTTGGATTTCCCATATTGTCGAATTTGATCTGCCAAATATGCTGAAAGCCCTTTGTCGTCAGAAAGCCGAGCGTCAATATCAATTGCTCGCACAACATTTCCTGCTGTGGGATCTGGGTTATGATCGCTCTTTCGTGTGCTATGTCTAGCATCACCAATCCACCCATCAGATTTGCGACTACGCTCTGGGAAGGAATCATCGATCTGTTCACGCAGTTGCACAGCTGCTTTAGATAACCAAGGTTTCAATTTCAACCCATTCTAAATTTGTTTCATCCCAGCAATAAAAGCCATTAGGCATAGGTGTTGGTGGTTGCCAATCAAAATTATCATCTAATGACCACGATGGAAATGGCTGAGGTGCAATAAATACATCTGCAATGGCGTCATAAGAATAACCAATACCTGCATATTGTTTGCGAATTTTGTTATTGTATGAAGTGCGTTTAATGTTATATCCTGTTGCTTGAGTGTAAAATGTTTCAGTATCTAATCCATTAATTAATTCTGTTTCATCAACACCAACACTTACATTTACAACTATATTGTTTTGATCTAACCAAGCGTAATGTGCCATTATGCCCAACTAACGTTTCCAGCGGTTGCAGCAGTAATTGTTGCTCTCTTATATCCACCACTTGCAGCACTCTCTGTACCTGTAACACCTGCACCAAATGTAATTGTTAGAGTGGCTGGGTATCTTAAAATTATAACTCCTGAGCCACCTGAACCACCATTTGCATAAGTTGTGCCAAAACCACCAGCACCACCGCCACCGCCAGTATTTATGCTTCCAGCAGTTCCAGTAACTTCCGAGTTAGTTCCAGCACCACCACCGCCTGAACCACCTGTGCTAGCCGTTCCACCAGTTACGCCACCGCCACCGCCACCTGCATAAGTAACTGATGAACCCGTAATAGATACTGCTACACCATTACCACCATTACCACCAACAGTAGTAGTTCCATTTGTTCCAATTACTCCCGCACCACCGCCACCGCCACCGCCATCATTGCCGCCTTGAGCGTTGTTACCACCTGCAAAACCTTGATTAGCAGTTCCGGCACCGCCTGTATTTGGAGCAAGCGCATTTTGACCAGCACCACCACCTGAACCACCAGCACCACCATTTATTGTCGTACGAACAGAACCACCCCGCCCACCGCCAGTAGATGTTATTGTGCTAAATAGTGAATCATTTCCATTTGTTCCATCGATAGTGGTAGCACCAGTACCACCTGCGCCAACAGTGACTGTGTAATTTGTCGAAGGTGATAATGTCAAGGCAGATTCTAAACTTCCTCCGCCGCCTGTTGCGGTAACTGTAGAACGAAGTCCACCAGCACCACCACCACCGCCAGTAGACCCCCCACCACCACCGCCAGCAACAACTAAATAATCAACAGTAAATGATCGTGGGTAATTTTGACTAGCAATTACTCCCAATATGCTCATTACGCAATATCTCCCACAATGTACCAAATATCGGTTGCAACCTTAATACATGAAGCAGCTGAAAATTGTGCTCGTAATTTAGGTGCAGTTGCTGTTGAGCCAGTTGATGAAATAGTTGTAGTTCCTGATGTTACGGCTTTAATTGTTGTTTGACCTGTACCAATTTGAATCATATTAATAACTGTTCCAATAGGAAATGCAACATTTGCATTCGTAGGAATTAGAAAATCATTAGCAGATCCCACAGACATTGTTACCAGTTTTTGGTCAGCGTCGGATAAAACTACTGTGTAGGTTGCGGTTTGCGCATTTAATGTTAATTTTGATCCAGCAGCATAATCATAAGAAAGTGTTAATGCTCCAGTTGTGCCACCACCTGTTAATGGGCTGTTTGTATTAACAGCTGTAATATCACCAACATCGTTTGTAATCCAAACAAAGTCCATGTCGGTATTTGAATTTTTTGACAATATCTGACCAGTTGTGCCACCTTCAAGATCTTGCATAGATGTATCAATTGCTTGACCAAGGGTGCGAATAGCAGCTGCGCCATCTTTAACCAGATCTGTGTCGTCTGGTGTTTCCCATCCAAAATAAGTTGTGTTTGCCATATTAAACTACTGCTCCTATCGCATTTTCCCATGTAAGTGTACCACTTAGAGTGTTCCAAGCCTCTGAGGCTGATACCTGCTCCCATTCAACTGCAACAGTTGAGAACTCGATCGGGCTCAAATTTATGGTTAAGAATAATTCGTTGAATCTAGTGCTCCAACGCCAGCCTTCAACATAACCCTCAAACTGTTGAGTTGGGGCTATCTGGACAGGCAAGTCTGTTATTCGCATTGGCTGACCCACAAAGATCCCAAGCAATGCATCTCGGTCTGCGTCATCAATGGCTGAGTTAGTCAATGGAAATGTAATGCTGTCAAATAAAGCTCTTGGATAGGATCTTAAAGATATAAACCGATTAGCGACAGATTGAGCATCGGTGGCATCGTGCAAGACTGTGTTGATCGTTTCGCCTCGGTAACCAAATACCTCAATACTGTCTAAATCAATTGCGCTTACCTGTGAACCAAAGTTGTTGCCATAATTTAGGAATACATCGTTGCGGACATCTGCGCCCCTAGTCAAAACCTTTAATCCTGCTCCAAAGGCTGTGTTTGCTGAAATCTCTGTGTAGCCATTATTGGCAAGATAATTCTGTCTGTGTAAAGCATCGGCATATCCAATGCGTCCTTCGTTATCCTCATACAAAACACCAAATGCGCTGTCAGCAATGAGGCTTGCAATGTTATAGACAGTATCAGGGTCTGTGCCTCGATTTGTAATTTCATAAACACCAGGGCGATCAATCTCGCCAAGTCCTAGATTTTCCGCATTTGCCCAAGTAACTGTTGGGTCATAACCTGCCCAAGTTTCAGCTGCTGGCACTTCATTCCAATTGTTTAAGAATAGATCAGCAAGCAATTCAAAGATCTGGTCGCCATCATCATCTCGAGCCAATGTGCCGTCATAAATAACCTTGGGCAATTTAGCCAATGAACCTAAAGCAATAATCGTATAAGTAAAGGTTTCGGCAACACTACTAGCTGAAGCAACCTCGGCTGTGATGTCTGTGATGTTGCCACCAAATAAAGTCCTAAAAACATTGGTGCTATCTTTGACTTGTAATGCTATTCCGTCATTGACTTGGAAATTGTAGTTTTCATTATTCAAAGCCACTAATGCGATTTGAATATAAGATGGGGTTGGTTGTGCGTAAATATCCTCACGCCCTGCTTGATGGGCTATATCAGAAATGGCAACATCGGTGTATTCCACACCATTAATGCTTAACTTATACTCAGGCGTAAAGACTGACATTATCTCGCTCTAGTGATGCCGCTGTTATATAGCTGTGGAACTGATCTTGATGAACTCTGATTAATAACCTTAGCAACTGCTCTAGCAGCACCCTCAGAATCTACTGCTTGAACTGTTATGTTATTGACTGTCGTGCCAGCCCTAGCTGCTCCAGCAGCAATTTGGGCAGCGGTGGCGGTTGTGGCTGTGCTAGCAGTTGTTGCAGTTGTAGCAACAGATGCAGCGGAGGATATTCCGGCACTTGATCCTATTGGGCTAATGTTTGGCAAAATTGGAATGGCATTGTATCGAGCAATTAAAGCATTAATTGATGCGATTGCAACATCTACCGCTGTTTGAATTCCTGAAATTACTTTACCAATTATATCAACAATACCACCTGCAATAACTCCAACAGTCTTGAGAGCAGCACCTAAAGTGCCAACCAAAATTGGAATTACAACATCAACAACAAATTGACCAAACGCATCAAAGGCTTCTTGATTATCTTTAATGGCTTGCTTGATTGGATCGAAATATGCAGCAAATTGTTGTAACTTAGGAACTACTTGATTAACAATAAGATCAACAAATCTTTCAACAAATGGAAGTAATCGATAACCAATTTCCTCTTGCGCTTCGGCAAAGGCTTGCTTTAATCGATCAATTCTGCCTTGGAATGTTTCAGCGTTAGCAGCTGCTGCGCCACCATAAAGATTGGTCAATGCCTTGGTGGTTTCGGTAAAATCCATCGCCTTTAGATCGGCTTGGCTTAAACCAATTCCTAATCTGGCAAGTCTTGTATCTTGTCCCTCAAAAGCCTTTGATAATGCCTCAACAACTGTGCCAAGTTCCTTACCAGTTCCCTTTGAAATATCAATTGCTAAATTCAATAAATCTTGTGACTTAGTAACATCCTTGGTTGAAACCGATAATCTCTGGAATGAGGCTCTTAACTCATTGTCGGTAATGCCTGTGGCTAACTGGGTCTTTCGTATGTATTCCTCAGTTGCAGTTATTTGGGCATTTGTAGCCCCTGTGGCGGTCTTTAGGGCAGCAGCCAACCTTAACTGTGCCTGTTCATCCTCAATGGCTGATTTGACCCCATCAACGGCTAGTTTGACGCCATAGGCAGCAGCTGCGGCAGCAGCCACCGCAAATGCAGCAGCAGCCTTCTTTCCAAATTCAGCAATCTTGCTAGCATTGGTTTCAACGGCTTTATCAGCTTCGCCTAACTTCTTTTTTAAGTCATCAACATCCGCAAGAATTGATAACTTTAATGTGCGATTACCGGTTGCCATTAGACCCATTCCTTAATGATGCGATTAAAAGCCTGTTCCCATTTGTTAATCAATTCAGGCTGAATTCTGCGAAGGGTTGGATAGATAAACCAACCTCTCGAACCTCTGCCTTGCCGTCCTGAATATGTAGGGAATTGCTTGAACTTATTAGATCCAAACTCAACACCACCCCATAGGGTTTGCGTTGTAGCCCCACCTGAAAACTTTTGTCGTGCGAAACCATAACGGAACTCACCGATTTTGCTGGACTTTGAGATGCTAACTCCATCCGCAACTCTTTGCGCAACCTTGCCAGATTTTTCTCTGCCTCTAGCTGCCTGTTTAATTTCCTCTGATGCAAAATACGCCAGAGCAGCAGATTGACTTCTTGCTTCCTCTGTTGCTTGATCGTCCATAAGTTTAAAAGCCTTGTAAATATCACGCAGATCGGATTTGTTGTAGGCGATTGTTTCATTTGCCATTCCTTCGCTCCAATATCTCGATCGCTGTTAAAATGTCCTCTGCTTCAACCCATTCGCTCATTGGTATTTGAGTGCTTATCGCTAACTCAACCAATAATCGATTTAGGCTTCCTTCTGGATGACTTTTGGGTCTGCATCACCGACTATTACATCAGCGACAGTTTCCATCCAAATATCCATTGCCTTGACGGGTTTAGATCCACCAAGTTCCCGCTTATGTGCATGATAAGCCAAAAACATAAGATCCCAAATACCCAACTTCTCAGATATTTGACCAATGATGTTTCCCGTCTGTTTCTCCCATTTCGCAAACTCAGGCGGTTGTGCAATATATGTTGCTTGGTCGCCTGAGTTATATTCAATTGTAATTGGTAACTTCATTTGTTTGCTCCCGTTTTATTTTTTAACTAAAGGTTTCGGTTACTGCGCCCTTAGATACTGTAAAGGTAAATGATACTGTTTGAGCATCAATTCCTGATCCACCGGCTGTTGGAAACTCTGGCTTTACCGGAAACACGAATTGTGCTCCTGATGCAGCTGTAAGTGTCATGCTGATATCTGTATCTGGTGCGCTTTCAGCAGCTGTCCATAGAGCCTCACAAACTGAGTTTGCCTTGCCCCAATCTGCCAACATATCCAACTGGAATGTTCCTGAAATGTTTGTGGTCTTGTAAGCCTCGCCCTCCATGGTCTGATAAACCTGACGCTCATTGACCTTGGTTAGAACTGCGTTTGTCGCTTGTGCTTGAATATCTGTTCCACCTGTGAAAGATAAACCAACATCACGACCGGTAATTACGACTGTTGCCATGATTTCTCCTTATATTGTTTGCGTGTAGTAGGTAGATACTCGAACATCTGCGATTAGCAGCGTTGATGCACCAACTTGAGTAACTGTCGGTCTTTCAACCGAGCTGACAATGTATCCAACTGGAATGACTGCCAGAACACTTATGATTAATTGCTCGATATTGTCGAGCGATGCTGGATTGCTGTTATATGCGACCGCAACTGAAATAGTAAAATTAATTTTGGCTCTTACATTAGTTTTGCTTATTGTTTCAAATTCTAAATAAGGTGAATCAGGCACAACCACCACAGCTGGTGGAATTACTGTTTCAGGAACAAATGAATAAACATTTCCTGCGACAACTGATAAAGCGGTTGCTAAAGGTGTCCGGATCTGTTGAAGGATTGTTTCATTTGGCATTTAGAGAGCCATGCTTTCGGTATCTATATATGAGCCGAGTAAGCCAACGCATTTATTAAATAATGATCGACCCATTCTAAATGGTGTCGCTGTAAAATCTACTCCTTCGATTTGTCCTCCGCCGGCAAGTCTGGCTTGGAAAACTTCGACTGAAACTGTATAGACGGCTGATTGAACAGCTGCATTTCCAACATAAGTTGATCCGCCAGAAAGGGCAGCAACTCCGGATGGGATGACATTAGCCTCGAGTATGTCGGCATTAGTGATCGATTGCGAAAAGGTATATTGTCCAAGATTATCTGCCAGCACAACTCTTGTTCCGTTGTAAGGGCTTCCGCATCCCGTGATGATGACTGTTTGTCCTTCGGTAAATTCATGAATTCCTAGTGTAGTGAAAGTGGCGACATTATCAGTCAGCGACACTTTTTCAATTGGGCTTTTGAATGTAACTAGCATTGGCAGAATAACTGTTTCTGCTGTGTCAATAATTTGGTTTAAGTAAGTATCGTCATATAGAGCGGAACTTACACCCAATACGGAACGCAATTGACTTGCGGTGATAATTGTAGGCATAAGTTCCTCTCTAAACTCCCATTAATGGATGCCTGAGATCGGGAGCAACCTCAGGCACTCAGTTAAATTACGCTACTGTTAAATAACGGAATGCAGTTGGGAAACGGTTCACTACGGCTACATAACCATAAAGACCGATTTCGATGCGTCCGTTAGCAACCAAATTAGCACGAAGTTCAATTGTGTTACTCTCGTGGAATCGCATTGCTGCTGATGGATAAACTAATCCATACTTAGCACCTGCATCGTTGCCTGTGTAGTTGGGATCAACTACTAATGAAAGACCAGCAACTGTTCCAGCTGTTGAGCCTTGTGAAATTAATCCGCCAGCATTTTGTGGAGCTGCTGCTGCGAATAGTGGACGCTGTGATCCATCAACTGCGCCAAGCAATCCAGCGAAATCGATATCATTTTGTCCACCTGAAGGAGCAACCAATAGGCGGTTTGGTGTGAAACGCATAACGCCATAAGAATCTGCAATTCCATCAGCGATGGCTTTGTAGATAGATGATCCGGTTGAACCAATTGAGTTTTGTGCTGCAATGTTTGCTGCATAAGCATCTGTCTTTTGTGCATAAGATGCTGCTAACTCACGAACCAAAAGGTCAGCGAAAGATGGGTCTGAACGATCAAATAATTCAACATTGACTACATTTGCGCCTGCAAACTTAACAATATTGTCTTCTTGGAAAGTTACAACTGTATCAGTTGATGAAAACTCAACGCCCTCACCAGTTTGTGCAACAGTCGCTTGAGTGCCAAGTTTAGGAGTGAAAATTTTCATTCCTGATGCTGGAAGTGGAGCACGCTCGATTGAATCAATAAATGGACGAGATGAATCAATCACGCCGATAACATCACGCAAATAATTTGGCGGAACCATTCCTGTGTTCTCAGAAACAGTTGCAATTTGTAATGCTGCTACTAAATCACGAGCATCTGTGTCGCCACTAAGTGCTTTGATTTGTGCGTTTAGATATTGTCCTGCTGTAACATTTAGATCAACTCTTGGCTTTGTGTATGCCATGTAGTTTGCTGTTACAACTGGAGCCTGTGTCGCTTCTACCGCTTCGGTTGCGATAGGAGCCTCAGAAGTAATTTCTGACACTATGTTCTCCTTTGTTGTGGTTTCCTCAGCGGTTGCTTCGGAATTCTCTGGTGTTTCACTAGCTGCTACCTCAGCAACTCGTGCGCTGCTAATGGCTGGTTCGGTAACGAGTGATACCTCTTGCAAGGAACTCGATTGTATTTTCAAGACGCCATCCTCATTTTTCCATTCGTTGATTTTGACACCAACGCTAAATCCATCTCTTAAACCTGTGGCTGCTTCCTCAAGCGCATCATCAGCTGCAAAAGTCTTAGCCAATTTGAATGTCGCTTCCAAGCCCTGCTCTGTGGCGGTAATATCAACTAATTTGCCTAGTGGCTTTGTGCGCTCATGCTCAAGTAATAATTTGACAGGTTTTGAGAAGTCAATGCTGTCTTTTTCAAATACTGTTAATCCTGCGCTAGTTGAACCTTCCTCGTTCCAACTTACAATGCGACCAGTCAGCGTTCGCTTATTTGTATCAGCAGCGGTTATTTCTATTGGGAAATTAATCTTCATCGGATTAAGTCCTCCTCCTCTTGGATTTGCTCAACGCTCATTGCGCCAATGCGATTTAGGATTTCATAAACTTGCGCACGCTCTAAAGCAGATCCACGCAAGAAATCATCAATATCAAATCTAACTTCCATGCCATTTGGCACGAAATCTGGTTGGCTAAGTCTTTGCTCAATTGCTGTAAGTATTGGACGAAGTGAAAAGTCAATTAACGCTTTTCTTTCAGCTGTCATGTTTGAATAAGTCATTGAAGTTGTTTCAGCAGATACGAAACTTGCCGGAATGCCAGATGCTCTCGAGATTTCCAGAGCGAGGTATTGACGGGCTTCGTTTAGTTGAAGTTTGGCAGGATCAAAACCTAGTGCTTGCAATTCAACATCAGCATTTAAGAATGCAGTTGCTCTTGTTGATCTTGACACTCTCCATGATTCTAATAATTTTGTAATTCTCTCTGGAGTAAGATTTGTGCCATTTGACTTTAATACCATTTGTGGCATTGGCTCTTTTGCATACATTTCAGCAGCTTTTTCTAATTCAGCAGCTGCTTTAATTGTGCGACCTGCACGATTTAGAATTCCTTCATCTAAACCATTGAAAACTATGAGTGATCCATTTCCAAATGGTGGCACTCTTTTCCCATCGACTGTGTAATATTCAATTTCTGTTGAATTTCCATTTAGAGAAGCAAATACTCTGTTTGGTGCAATTCTTGTCCATGCTCTAATTCTTGAAGCATCGGTTGCCGAGTAGCTGTCCATTTGCATTCCATAGCCGACCCCGTATAGCAAAATGTCTTCAGCCAACCAAGCATAAATTGCTGATCCTGCAACTCTTGGATCTGGTTGCATAATTACTCTGTTTGGTCTTATGTGTTCATTTGTAAAATGATTGTATTGCTCAAGCGGTAAAGATCCGACAGTTGAACAAATTATGTTTCTTGCACGAGCACCGGAAGGAATCGCCATATACTGCTCACGAGTTGCAGTTGTAGTTCCAAATAAAATTCCGCCAACTAATTGTTGAGCGTTGTAAGGTGCTAATGCAGCAGCGACATCAACTTGTGAATTTGGTTGATTTGATCTAGCAGTAAATCGGTCGAATAATCCCATTAGCACATAATATACCATAAATGCAATTTATCCGACTTGTATATCAATTTCCGTTTCTACTTGTGTCGCAAAATACGAAACTAATGCTGTGGCAACGCTGGCACAAACAGCGACCCTGCTTGCTCTCCTACCAATAATCCATGAGCCATCTCCGTAGGGCAATTTAGCAGCTGATAATGTTTGTTGAGTTAATTCCTCTTGACCCGAATGCTGCAACCTATGAGAATTTATAGCCCCGAGCCATCGGTCGCATGATTCTGCATAAATAGCCCCGTCCATATCAGTTACTTGAATTCCAGCAGGAACTAACCTTGAAGCAACTGCCTGACTTGTTCTTTTGCTAAAAGCCACAGTTTGTGTATTGTATTTTCTAACATAAGGCGCAATGTCATTTGCAACCGCCAAATCATTCAAGCTGTAATCATTTGACCAAGTGTGTAGCAATTGAACATAAAATCTTTCTCCCGACATTCTTTGGGCAGCAACTAACGCCCCAAATTTTCTATCCGGCGACAAATCCAAGCCAAGCCATGTAGGTTGTTCAAGATCTAGTGGTATCGGATCAATTTGACACATTGCCCATTTTTGCGGATCAATAGCTGAATTTATTGTATCAACCCATTGTGTGAGGAGTTCGGTTCGCACAATATCAGGAGGATCATTTATTGCAGCCAAGATATTATCTGGATGAATTGTTATTCCCAATGACGGGTTGGCTTGAGCAAATGCAGACCAATTGACATCGCCTGACGGAAGGTGGATCGGCGCATCTGGTTCGGCACTCCACTCAAACCACCCAATCGGATCGTTGGTTGTAGCTGATGCCAACGCCCTCTCACGCAATTTGTTTAGGATAACTGAATGTTGATCTCCTGCTGAAGAATAAACCCATACTTGCGGATTCTTAGCACTCATCATCGAATAACGCATTGATGACCAAGCATCCTCATCTTTATATTCACGCAACTCATCCATATGTATCGATTCAGGTTTGCTCAACCCTCTCGCAGCATTGTTAGCAGCCTTTACAACAAATCGTCTATTGCCAAATAATTCAATTTCCTCTGCACCATGTTGCCATCGGATTTTCTTTACTTCCTTTTCAAGTTCCGGATGTTGTTCAATTAATGCAACAATCTGTCTAAATGTTTCAAGTGATGTAGTCAATCTATGAGCTGATGCCAATTGCAATCCTTCACCCCAGACAAACATGCCGGTCAGAATTCGAAGCATCATCAAGGTGCTCTTTCCATTCTGGCGACTAAGGCACAACCCAACCTCAGCGGTTGCCCAACGATTATCCTCTTTAACTTTATGAGCATGAATGGCAACAAACTTTTGCCAATCCATCAGCTGTATGCCAATTTGATCTGCAAAGTCAATCATTTCCTGACCTTTAGACGGCAAATCATTGAGTTTTGAGTGAATACGGGGAGTTTGCACACCTCCTAATCCTGATTGAGCGTGATCTGTAATGATCTCTCCCGTTTTAAGATTTATCAATTCGATCCAGTCTGATCGTGAGCGATCGAGGTGTTTTGTGGGTTAGAAAAGGAACG